CAAGCTCCTATACCAAACGAGCAAGGATTCTCAGGAAATGACGGACAAGCAGGTGCTGCAGCAAATCAAGCCGCTAGTGAACAACCTCAAGCTACTGAACAGCTTCAATGATTACATTGACTTACAGATAAGTAAACAACATAAGATACTAGAGCAATCTAGTGATACAACTATTCTACATAGGTCTCAAGGAGCAATAGCAACTTTGAATAAACTTAAATTATTAAGGGATGAAGTAAATGGCATTAAGTAAACAAATGGAACTATTTGAAGATGGTGGTCTCAAAGATGAAGGTGGTATGACTGACGAAGTATCAGGCAACGATGTACCATCAGGCTCTACACGAGAAGAAGTGAGAGATGACATACCTGCACAGTTAAGTGAAGGAGAGTTTGTATTTCCTGCTGATGTTGTTAGGTACATAGGTCTTGAGAAGTTAATGATGCTAAGACAAGAAGCTAAACAAGGACTAAAGCAAATGGAAGCTATGGGTCAGATGGGTAATTCAGATGAAGCCACTATGCCTGATGATTTACCGTTTGATGAAACAGACCTTGACATTGAAGATGATTTAGAGTATAATACAGGTGGAGTGGTACAAGCACAACAGGGTACTTATGTAGCACCTACTGTGCCTACAGGCAGTCAACCACTAGGAACAAAGCCAATGGGCAATCCTATGGGAGTATCACAACAAGTAGCAGGTGGAGTATCAGGCAGTACGCAGGGAACACCTTATGTGCCTAATGTAGGTAAAATGTATGGAGCAGGAACAACACCATATGCTCCTGTGTCTTATCAAAACTTTTTAGGAACTAGTGCAGGTGGAGCACCTACAACAGAAAATGTTAGATACTTTAATGAAGCAACAGGTCAAACACGTATGATACCCCATTTAGTAAATGCAGATGGCTCAAGAGGTGCAACCCTGTATCCTGTACCTGAAGGTTTTGTTATACAAGAAGAAGCACCTAAAGAAGAAGCTAAGAAGACAACAGCTACACCAACTGCTAAAGTAAAACCTGTTGAGTCAGGAGATGATGGTGGTGGTGAAGATGGTAGCAAAACAGCTGCAGTTGATTTAACAGGTAACCCACTATCTTATACTTCTATTTTTGGGGGTGACGCACTTGATAAAACAATGAAAGAGTATTCATCTCTACAAAAAAGTTTATTTAGTCCATATGATGCAGGTAGCAGAGCATTATCAGGTAAAATAAATGCTAATAATGTTATATTAGCAGCAGGAAAAATTGAGTTATCTAATATAAGAGGTACAATATCTTCACAGTTTAATATACCTACTAATTTTGATTTAGGTAAATTAGATGCATATAAAACCTCTACAGGTAACTATCTTAGTAAAACAAATATAGAAGATATTAGAAGCGATACAAGTAAACGGCTTAATCAAAATATACAGGATATTCGTGCTGCTATAATTGACCCTACTACAGGGGAAGTATATACTAATAAAGCATTTTCAAAAGCATTAAAAGATTATAAAATTCAAGAAACTAAACTTAATAAAAACACTAACATTAGGTCTAAGAGAAATATAGGTGAAATAGTAAGAGAGCTATCTAATAAAAAGAAGGAAGAAATAAGAAAAGATGTTATAGAACAAAGAATAACAGACGAAAGAAGTGCTGATGTAACAGGCTCACAAGAAGATATTGCAGCACAACAAAGCTATGAGCAAGAATTAAGTGACAGTGGTGCAGATTATTCTGGTTATGATACAGGAAATGAAGGTGTACCAGATGCTTATGATGACCCTATGATGAATAAAGGTGGACTAGCAGGTAAAAAGAAAACATCTAAACCTAAGAAGATGAAGCGAGGTGGATTAGCTTCACGTTAATAATCCACAATTAAAGGCTACTTATCCCCCAACAATAATTGGCTACGATAACCCCCAAGGAGAAGACAAATGGCTGAACAAGCACAAGAGATGGTAGTAGATGCTACACCAAAGAAAAAAACATTTATGGAAAAGCCTTCCACTCACGAAGATAGAATTAAAAGAGATGAAGAAGAGCTTAACAAGTTAATAGAAGAAACAAAAGGCGAATCTGAACCTGTTGAAGAAACAAAAGCAGAAGAAGAAGAAAAGCCAAAGACTGCTGAAGAAAGAACTTTTAAAAAGCGTTATGGTGATTTAAGAAGGCACTCTCAAGAAAAAGAGAAGCAGTTCCAAAAACAGCTAGATGATATGAAAGAACAACTAGCTAAAGCAACTAAGAAAGAAATGAAGTTGCCTAAGTCTGATGAAGACATTGAAGCATGGGCAACAGAGTACCCAGATGTAGCTAAGATTGTTGAGACTATTGCTATGAAGAAAGCAAGAGAGCAATCAGCAGAATTAGAGACAAGGATACAAAAGATAGATGAAATGTCTGTTGAAGCTAAAAAAGAGAAAGCTGAAGCAGAATTAATGAAGATTCATCCTGACTTTAATGATATTAGAGATAGTGACGAGTTTCACGATTGGGCAGATGAACAGCCTAAATGGGTACAGGATGCATTATATGAGAACGATAACGATGCGAAATCAGCAGCGAGAGCTATTGACCTCTACAAAGCTGATAAAGGAATCGGTAAGGAAACTAAGACAAAGAATGATAAGGGTGCTGCTATGGAAGTTAGCACGAAAAAGAATAGGTCTATTCCTGATGCCGAAGGAGCAACTAATAAAATTTTAGAGTCTGACGTACAAAAAATGTCTGCTGATGAATACGAGCAAAAGGCAGACACAATTATGGAAGCAATACGTTCAGGTAACTTTATATACGATTTATCTGGTTCAGCTAGATAAAATAGTTGACAAACAGTTATTTATATGTATAACTAATATCAACTAGAAGTGTGACCCCTCCACGTGGACAACTCACATACTACACGACACTTGAAAGCCTACCTAATTGTATGAGCCTACACTTGATTAGCTATCAAACGTACAACCTCAAATACTATTAGCCGATGACGAGTAAATATAGCACATTTCGTGCATTAGTCTTATTTTCAAAATGGAGATGAAAATGGCATTTAAAACTGCAGCAGGTTACGGTAATCTGCCTAATGGTAATTTCTCCCCAGTTATTTACTCTAAGCAGGTTCAGTTAGCCTTTAGGAAAAACTCCGTTGTCGAATCTATTACAAACTCCGATTACTTCGGTGAGATTAGCAACATGGGTGATTCTGTTAAAATAATAAAGGAGCCAGAAATCACCGTTAAGGAATATGCTAGGGGTGCAAACGTGCAACCTCAAGACCTTGACGATGAGGACTTTACATTGACTATTGATAAAGCAAACTACTTTGCTTTTAAAATAGACGATATTGAAGAAGCTCACAGTCATGTAAACTTTTCTTCACTAGCAAGTGATAGAGCAGGTTATAGACTAAAAGACAACTTCGACCAAGATGTTCTTGGTTACTTGTCAGGATTTGCACAGGCATCTAATAATGCTGTAGCAAGTTCAGCTAACTCAACAGTTAATGGAACTAAAGCAGTATCAACTGCTGGTTCAGATGAATTGTTGACAAGCATGAAGCTAAGAAAAGATAGCTTTGGTAACATCACTACTTCTAGTGCAGGTGACCACTCTATCCCAATAGCTCCAAGACTAGGTGGTGCAACTGCACAAGCAACTGCTACAGCTACTCCTTTACAGGTTATAGCTAGAATGGGCAGATTGTTAGACACTCAGTTTGTAGACAGTGATGGTAGATGGCTTGTTTTACATCCAACATTTATTGAAGTACTAAAGGATGAAGATTCACGTCTTCTAAATGGTGACTTCGGTGAATCAGGTGGATTGAGAGCAGGTTTATCTGTTGGAAAGATACATGGCTTTGACGTGTATATGTCCAATAACTTACCTTCAGTAGGTACAGGTCCGGGAACATCTGGAACTGCTAACCAAAACTCAAACTTTGGTGTTATCGTTGCAGGACATAGTTCAGCAGTAGCTACTGCCGAGCAAATCAATAAGACAGAGACTTACAGAGACCCTGATTCTTTTGCTGATATTGTTCGTGGTATGCATTTGTATGGTAGAAAGATTCTTCGACCTGAAGCAATCGTTACTGCCAAGTATAACGTAGGATAAGGGAGATATAAATGGCAACTTATGATTTAACCTCTAAAGATACCACTGGTGTATTTTCCGACTCTATTGCGGCTATGCCATCATCTAAAAATACTCACGTAATGAGAAATATTGAGGCTTACCTTGATATTGATGCGTTAGTAGCAGCAGGTGGAAGTTTTGCAGACGGAGACATCTTTCAGGTGTTAGAAATCCCTGCAAATACTTTAGTCATAAATGCAGGTGCAGAAGTAATGAAAGCATTTACTAGCAGTTGTACTCTTGACATGGACTTTGCAGCAGGTGATGACATTATTGATGGTGCTGATATTACATCTACAGGCTTTTGTGCCGCAGGTAGTAATGGTCAGACTAACACTATTGTCGGAAGTGGAGCTTCAACTTACACTCAATTCGTAACTACTACAGATACGATTGATGCTAAGATTGCAGGTGCCGCTCCAGCTACAGGCAGACTTAGAATGTATGCCACTGTTATTGATTTAGCAGGTCATGGTTTAGATGATAAGCCTGATGAAGTTGATAGAGACCAATTAGCTTAACTTATATATGAGAGAGCAGGGCAACTTGCTCTTTCATTTTACATAGGAATTATTATGGCAGAAACTTACCTAACACTAACAA